GTGTTATTGTTTAAGTGTTTACAAATATAAATATAATTATTAAATAAAAAAACTTTATATAATTTTATTTTAATAATATCTCAATTATTTATTTAACGGTCATATAAAACAAAAATCCCCACCGATAAGACCAGTAGGGATTCTATTTACTTAAACCTATTTAACTATGAAACCACAAACCTACAAAATTTTTCCTTCTTTAATTTGAATATTTTTAACTTTTGATTTTCCGTTCTCAATTTCTACAATGGCAAACCCGTGATTGTGCATACTAAACGGCATATACTTTGGACTAAGAAGAGTCAAGCAACCAGTACTATAAGTATTAATAAACTCCTTAAATCCAGTTTTCTTCTGAGTTGCTGAAGTTCTATGAACGTGACCGATTAACGTATTGCAAATAGTCTTGTTAAATAGATTCTGACTTGGATTGACTCCGCCTCCGCCATATAATTCATGACCATGTAATACAAGCAAATCACCCATCTCCATTCCTTGCCAATCTTCAATCATTGTGATGCCTAATTTATCTAACCTAAAAAATATATTGAATTGAAGGTCGTGTAATTGAGCAAATTCTTCAGCTTCATTATTTAACATTCTTGCAAATCTATTTTCGTGGTTGCCAAGTTTATAATAAATTGGAATCGTTCTAAATATATCCCTTAGCTTTTGTAAAAAATCTCGATTCATATCTACCTCAAGACTTAGATTGCGGGCGTCTTTCGAGGTTTCGTGTCTACTGATGGAAAAAAAATCCTGGACGTCCCCATTCAGGTAGAGGCAATCGATGTTTTCTTCCTTTAAATGCCTTATTGCGCAAGTCAAAGCAGTAAGGTCATGATAAGGAAAATGAATGTCTGAAAGTATTCCAATCTTCTTTAAATGCGGAGGCAGTTTTGCAGATAAATATTCTTTGCCAATACTTGCTTGTATTCCAAAATTATCAAGAGTTTCAAGATTATAGTTTGCGACTACTGGCGGAATGATTTTATTTATTTCTTGAGCCGACCTATCCTTTGAAGTTATATTCTTTTTTATCATAAACTTTCTCAGGGAGTCAGCATTTTGATAGCCATACATCTCAAAGAATTGTTTATGGAAATCAGTTTTACTTAGGTTTGTAGAATAAAAATGTTCTCTAATCTTAACTATCTTATCTTCCATTTTCATATTCTTCCATTAATGTATCGACCAAAAATTCGATATTGTTTAAAACTTTCATTCGTAAAACATAGGCAGCATCATCGACGTGTTCGATGTTCTCCATTACATCCATCATGGTATCCAGTAAATCCTTTGCTCTTGATTTTGGCTTCTCCAATGGTTCAATGTCAATTTTATACATAGAAAAATTTAAGGTATATGTATCCAAAGATTATTAATCCTTGAAATATGATAGTCAATATACACCAAGTTGGAATGATATTGGTTATTTTTTCTTTATTAATTGATGAATTATCAGTATGTAAACTTGAAACATACATATTTTTATACACGTTTTCGATTGAATCTATATTTACGGTTGCTTGAATGTTGCCCTTGTAAGACCTGATAATTATCTTGCCTTGTGGTAGTGTTATCTTTGAGTAGAAAGTGTTTAAGATGCCCGACGAATCGCAAGGATTCTCAATGATTAGCGTATCATATACCGCATTGAATCGAGTAATTACTTTGTAGTCACGAATCGTATCAATACGAATCTTTTCTTTTTCGATTATCACCGATTTTTGTGGCCGACACGAAATAAAAAAGTTTGCAATTAGCAAACTAAGGATTAATTTTTTCATGAAAAGTATAATTGAGATTCAGCGTTTCTTCTAAGGGTCAATCCATTTAAGACTTTGCCTCCACTCTTATTCCATTTTAAAAACTCTAATTTAATTGACTCATCATTTGGGTCGGCATTTACTTTTTTAAGCAAGGTGCTTTTCTTTAAAGACCCAGCGCCCAAGTTATAGCAAAATGATACAAGGGCATCGAATTGGTTCTGATTAATGTCATCACGGCAAAATGAGTCAACGCTCCGTTCATAATGTTTAATTACATTTAAAAAAATATCGGTTGCTCTTGCTTCGCTAATAGGTGCATCGGTCATTTTAACCTTTGTCCCGTCTTCGTAATAAGTGCAACCGATTGATATTGTTGGGATACCAGCTGGACATAAGTAAGGCTTGAGTTTAACTCCCTCAAACCTCTTTATTAGGCTTAGTCCGCTTTGGCCTATTTGGTTGATTTTCATCTAATTTTGCTCTTAATTCAATATTCTCACTTCTCAAATTATGAATCTCGGTAGTTAAAGAATCAACTTTAATTTTTAATTCCGCAACTTCCGCTTTTAGGTCTGTTGCCATTTCTCTCCAAATTTTAATTGCTTCTTGAACGTTTGTAATTTCAGAAGATTCAACTTCTATTTTTTCTTTTTTGCGACCAAAGAGCCATGTAATTAATGAACCAAATAAACCCGTTGTCGCTGGTATTAATACCTCCTCCCAATCATTCATTATTCAACTGGAGTTTCGGGTGCAACTTCTTCTTCAAAAATTGGAGTAATTACTTTCTCTGTCAATCCTAATGTTTCCAATGCCCACTTAACAATAAATGAGTCATCGATTCCCCATTGAGCAACTATCGGCTCAGGTATAATTAAGTTACCCTCTTCAATCATAGGATTAAATTGGCTCATTAATCTAAAATACAAAGTTTGCTCAGGATTCTGAAGAGCATAATTAACGACCTTTATTTCTACTCGGTCTGCTATTTCTCTTACTCCTTTAACTGGCTCAATGAATACTATCATATTAGTCTTTAATAAATATTTCTAATAACTGCGCTTTTGCTAACACGGTAAATGACTCTGAATCTTTTACAAATCCTTTTAAAGTTTCTTGGTCTGACTTGTCTAAATCTAAAGCTTCCCCTTTAAATAACTTCTTTGCCCAATCCCAAAATTTAAGTGCATCCCCTTTAGATGCGGAGGCCAATGCACCAGCTAACATTTTACCAGCGTTACCACCCTCAAATACTTGGTCATCAAGACCGATAAAGTCAAAGTTAAAATCTAATTTCATTTGGTTGTTTGTTTAGTTTACAATCATAAATAGCTATTATCCAAAATTTTACCAATACCTAAATGTGCCGTTAGTATTAAGTAATATTTTAAATCCTAAATTTCTTAGTTTTGGCTCATTACTTGCCTTGTCAATATTAACTAGTTCGTAACTATCAAATATAGCTACCCAATCTCCATTAGGTTGAACCATTGCCGTATGAATTTGCCTTCCTTCGTGAAAAATTCTATAATAAATTCTAATGCCAAACATAGTCGCATCTTGATAAGGATAATCTATGTTTATTTTGACTTGACTTGCTGGAGTCCAAGAATCTCTTACTGGATTTATTGCATACATATTACCAACGGCAGTAAAAATATTTATTCCTGAATCATAAGTCAATGGGAATTGCTGACTCGGATTATTTCTATTATTAATCGAATAATCCCAAGTCAAATTATTAGGATTAATAGGAGTTCCAGTATTTTGATTGCTATCTCTACACGTTGCAGTTCCTAAAAATTGGTAATTATTTGCCCAATCTATTGATGAATCTCTATTATCTACTTGAGTGCCACTAACAAAGCCTTTAAAATTAGTTATTTGTCTTCTTGGAACTACTTGACTATTTGCATTAATAACTAAATTATCGCCAGGTCTTCCCGTTTCAGGTTGTGAAATAGAAGACATTCTATAATAATCAATTACCAAATTTATTCTTACTGAAAATAAATATTGCCCAACGGGAACGGTTACATTATTTTGTTGAAATATTAGCAATTCATTAGGACTAAAACCTTGAGAATAATAAAAATAAGTTTCGTTAATAAAAACTGAAACGTGGTCAACAATTCTTAAATGGCTTGGTAATGTAATTCGTAATGCTAATAAAGTTGAATTAGTACTTGGCTGATTGCCTATCGTTACAATATAATTGTAATAAGCCTCATCAGTTGGAGTTGCATTTATAGGCGATGGTTGTAAAAAACTATTATTAATAGTATTTGAAGTAAACGAAAAAGATGGCGCTCCAAATACATAAGTTTCAACCGTATTACTTTGGGCATAATTGTTAATTATATTACCGCCATAAGCGGAAGCAAAATTGGTATAATTTCCGAACTGAATGGCTCTTATTGTAAATACAAATTCTGCAAAATAGTCAATCGGTAAAGAATTATTAGTTGTAAAGGTAACCGTTCTGCCACTTACTGAAGAACTAAAAGGACTTGGCACATCGACCATACTTACAAATTCGAAGCCATTAGGCAAAACATCGGACATCACAATTTGTCCACTTGTAGGATTTGCCAAAATTCGCATTTGAATCCTTACCGTACCTGACTGATTTATATTAAATGCGCCTGGCATTGACTTACCTAAAGTCATATTTGGATAACCATATGAACAAGTACCGTATTGATTTGCTACCGATTGTCCGTTAGCATCTAACCATTGATTACATAAAGCCGTTGCGTTTGTATTCGCATTATTATCCGCATCTTGTTGGCTTATTGTACTTGTGTAAGTAGCCGTAAAGAAAGGACTATAAACCTCTTGATTTGAACCTACTCCATATTGACCGCAGTCATTCTTTTGAAATGTACGGACTAATCTTTTAGTTACCGAACTTGTAAACGTTGGAACTCCACCGACTCCAGTATTAACCGTATTTGATGTTTTAGTAATTGATTCGCCTCCACCTGATACAGATGCATAATTTGAGTATGTTCCTTGAATATCACTACTAACGTATATCGTTATTACTGCCCCAAATCCTACGGGTAAAGAAGAAGAAAATGTTGCCGTTACTTGTTGACCTGAAATACTAAATCCCCAAGCTGGAGTATCTCTTTCATACCTTACAAAAGTTAATCCATTTGGAATGTAATCCCGAACAATTATATCTCCAGCAGAATTAGTCTGTCCATTATTTGAAATAGTTAATCGATATGCAAATTCTTGCCCCGAGTTTACACTTGTAGGCGCACTCTTTGTAATTGTAATATATGGTGCTGGGACATTACACCTTTGACAATAAAGATACCATTCAGTCGGAAATACCGTTGGTAGATTGCCGTCAGGTCTTGGAGTATAATATTGATTTAATGGGATTGTTTGACCACTTGAGTTTTGAAGTTGACCAAGTTCAGCAACGGAAATAGATATAGTGGGATTAACCAACGATTCGCCAGTAATCTCATTATAGACCTGAGTAAAGGTCATCTCTCCATCTGCTTGTAATGGCATTACTTAGAAGCTAAAATGTTCTTTAATTCTTCTAATTCTTTCTTTTGTTCTTTTACTGCCTCAATTAATACGGGAATAATTTGATTATAAGAAACTCCTTTAATCCCATCGTTACCAGTACTAACGGCATATGGAAGTATTTTCTCAACCTCTTGCGCAATTACTCCATATTGATGTGAGTCATCTGACTTCCATTGGTAAGAATAACCATTTAACTGCATTAATTTATCAATTGGATTGTCAATTATTACAAGGTTTTTCTTTAATCTTAAATCAGAGTTTGCAGTAATACTACCCGTTGCATAAATAGTACCTGACACATAAAGTTTATATCCGTTATCGGTTGTAGTGGTAGAAATATTACCATTTGCAAAAATCCTTAATCTTGTAAGTAAATTAGTTCCTAATGTAACCGTTCCACTTCCCTCAAGATTAAACATATTAAAGTTTAAATCATTATCATACCCAATCCATCCACCATCAGTTGCAGCAGTACCTGAAACGCTATTTGTTAATTTAATATGACATCTACCATTTGCCCCTTGATTATCTAAATGTAATGTTCTTGCATCAGAATCTAATCCAGTAGGATTTGAAGTTCCTAAACCTAAATTTCCAGCAGAAGTAATTCGCATACGTTCAGAAAGTGATAACGCAGCTCCAGCAGTTCCACTTGAGGCAGTGTACCAAATATGTTGACCAAGATATTGATTATAACTTGAAGCATTACCAGTAATTAAATATTTATATGCCCCATCATATAATACATTTGAACTAATAAATGTATCAATTGAACTTGATGATGACCAAAATGCTCCTATACCAACTTGAACTGCTGTATAAGAAGAACTCCATGCACCTGGAGTTATTGCAACTCCTAAAACATTAGTACCATTATCATAAATTAAGCTATTTCCAATCGCAGAACTTGAAGTCCATTTAACATGATAACCACTTGTACCAGTTCCAGTAACTGGATTAGTTAAAACTGCTTGATATTGAGGAATATTTAAGGTATTAGAACTAAATGTTGCTGCTCCTGAAGTACCCGTAGTCGTTAAAGTAATTGCTCCTTGATATTGAGGAACGTTTAAAACTCCCGTTGTCGAATTATAAGTTGATGCTCCCGAAGTACCCGTTGTTGTTAAACTTACCGATGCTCTTGCTAAAGCATCTGTATATTGAGTAATAGTCGAAGTAATTACGCCAGTTGTATTGCTATAACTTATTCCCGTTCCAGCTGATAATAATGCTCTTACACTTGCATCCGTGTAAACCGTACCCGAATAACTAATTGCACCCGTAGTATTATTATAAGTAATTCCAGTGCCTCCACTTAATGAAGTCAAAGAAATACCACCTAACCCAGCAAGAGTGTAATTAGGTACGTTTATTACTCCCGTTGTATTGTTGTAGGTAGATGCGCCACTCGTTCCCGTAGTTGTCAAGGATATTAATACCCTTATTGAAGCATCAGTGTAAACCGTGCCACTATAAGAAATTGCACCCGTAGAACTATTGTAAGTAATACCAGTTGCTCCGCTAAACAAAGCACGAATTGAAGCATCCGTATAAACCGTACCCGAATACGAAATAACCCCCGTCGTGGAATTATAAGAAATGCCCGAAGTACCCGATAAGAAAGTTGCAGTAATTCCACCAAGACCAGCCAATGTGTAAGTAGGCACATTTAAGACACCCGTTCCACTTGAGTAAGTAGATGCGCCTGAGTTACCCGTTACCGTTAAGCTAATAGCACCTCTCGCCCTTGCATCCGTAAAGTACTTATTTGTTGGAGTTGCAAGTTCTTGAATGTCATCCGTATCCAAGACAACCGTTCCAACCAAACCGTTTACCGAAATTACCGCTCCACCAATCGCAGCTTGAAGTTCCGCAATAGTCTTCTTAAATAGTTGCCCCGTAGTTGCATCGCCAATACCAAAAATATCGGTTGATAAAATTGCAGTCTTTGAGACTAATTGGTTTATTTTTTTATTTGCCATTTCTTAACTTGGATATGTAAAGTCGGTTGGTATTTGACACCTATTTGAAAGCATCGGATAAATGATTGATATATCAGCCTTAACTCCAGCCAAATAATCTTTTTCGTTTTCAGTAAAAAATTCTAATGTAATCCCTTCGCCTACCTCCCAATTAAAATTCGGATGCTTGCACATCGAAATAATATCTTGGCAAATTAGTAATTGGTCAGATAAAACCTCCGTTTCGTTTGTTTCATCTTGCAGTTGCCTATCAAGAAAGAATAAACTAAATGACATAGTCAATTCTTTGCCGTTTATTTGGCTTCCAGTCAACGAATAAAACATTGAAGGATAAACATTATCAGGCTGAGAAAGAAACTCCCACACATCGCCAAAATAGACCGTATTAATTTGGTCGTGACTTTGGGCGATATCCCTTATCAGCTTGATTGTTTGATTTAATGTCAGTTGTTTTATTGCCATTTGTTGTTAAATAAACAATTAGTTTGTTTATGTTTTTGGTTGAGAATGCTTTTGGCATATTAATAATTATAATTTTTCTTACTCTTTAAATAGTGCTGAGGATAACTCATCCCAAACAAACTATTTTCATCTCCTAAGAAAATACTTGACTGATAACCATCTTTCTCAGGATACATCGTGTCGATGCCCGTGCCAGGATTGATATACTCAGGGAATAAGTTTGTCGTGCTTACCTCTTGCAAATACTTAATCATTCTTTGCTTGTAAAACTCTGCTCTTGAACGATAACGATTAGCTACATCAATTAAATCTTGCATATTAGGTTGGTCGCTATTATCCGAAGTCTTGCGAACTAATCCTTTGTTGTAAAACTGAAAAGATAAGCCTACTGGTAACTCAGACAATACGTAATAAACAAGCGCATCGGTTACGTAATCATTTAATAAAGCCGTTTCAACGTTGCTTAACGTAGCATTTTCAATACCCGTTTGAAGTTTAACATATAAAGCAGTTCCCAAAGCTGGCAAGATATACATATCCTGAGCCGTTTTAATTTCGGGCATTATTAACTTGTCATCAATATTAGAATGAACTGCCGTTCTTTCCTTAATTGCATTCGCTCCTATAAATAATGTATTCTTCATATTAACCTTTCTTTATAACCGTTTGAGCAAACCAACGATGTCTGCAACTTGGAGAATGCTGACCATTTGGTTGAGTCCACCAACCACCTCTCCTATCAAATACTGAATATCCTAACCTTGCTGATATGGTTTCAATTTCTGCCCTTGAATATAACCTATCTAATTGCATTAATCTTGCGCAAAATTGACGACTTGGATGGTCTGCTGAATCTCTTTCATTGCCTGGTATATCTGACCTCCATTCATATGAATACCTAACCATAAAACTTGTGGTCGATGGCTTTGGTGCATTCAATTCAGATAATGGCTTTGATAGTTTTCTTTCAGTTATTCCCCTTGAAACTGAAGTACCTATAATATTTCTTTTCTCTAATCCATCCAAAACACGATTAACAATATCTAAATCTACTCCAATAGTTCCAGCAATAACTTCAGCCGTTACTCGTTTATCCTTTTGAATTAAGTCCAATACGTTAGCCTCTAATCCGCTTAATGCTTGCTCTGCAAATTCTAAATGCAAAGCCTCCTCTAATTCATTTGGAACTTGGCTAAATACCTCTCTTGATTTAAAGATTGAATAGTCTTCTTTTGAAACACCAAACTCTTCAAATACACTTACAACATCATCTTCGCTAAAATTAAATCCACTTGGAGCAGTAGGAATATCTTCGCCACCTTGCTCAGGTATTAACCCAACCAAAGAACGAATCTCGTTTGCAGTCATTGACTCAAGTACCTTATTTGCAACCAACGGACTTAACGAATTAATTGCATCAATTACATCTTGAGAAGTTGAAGAAGTTTTAGGCTCTAATGCTGGCGCTCCTAACTTTTCACGAATCTCATCTTTAGTTAAATTAGCAGCAATGATTGTTTCGCCAAACTCTATGCCAATCGGCTCGACTGGTACGATTTGGAGTTCACTATTAGCACCGTGTAATTTGGCAAGTAAACTGAATACTTGCTCAAGAAATATTTGCTTATCATTTACGTAAGTATTTTTAAAAATCTCATAAGAATCTCTCATTTGTTGGCGAGTTCCTAATTGACCTGGAGTTGAAATACCAAACAAATCGGGAGCAGTAATTTGATGTCCAGCAAAGATATTTTGTTGTATCATTTTATCTACATTACCAAAATCCTCTTTAGTAATATCACTTGCTCCCAAGTCCTCAATGACTGGCTTTCTTGAAGCATCGTTTACAAAAGATAATATAAACTTTTTGCCATCACTACCTGAAAATCTATCAGTAAACTTTCTTTCAATTTGGCGCTTCTCGTCATCCGATGGCTCGCCATTTGGTAACGTAATTAATTTGCTTGCGCTGAATCCCGTTTGGGCATTACCTAAAACGTGCTTAGATATTTCGATATCGGATTCAACGTAATTTAAAGCACCAAAATAACCTGGTAATGCGTAAGCATTTAAGTTAGGGCGATACTCTTTCAAATACATTATTTGAGTGCCTTGTCTTAACTGAGAATTAAATCCATTAAATACTTCTCTTTTATACTTCCTATCTTCCCAATTTTCTGAATACCAAAACTGAGTATTGTCAGCATTAGTACGAATCTTAGTATAATCAACATGATAAACCTCAGCAAGATTCTCTCCCGTTATACTCCATATAATTTGCAAGTAAGCGCCTCCAAATAATTCAATATCAATAGATGCCTTTCTTAAAACTTCGGTCAACGACTCCACTCGGTTGGCTTGTGCGATGAATTGTTCACCAATAGGGTCGATTCCCTCTTTGATTTTGAAGCCATTCCCAGTTATGTAGTTGACCTTGCCTTTAATTATCGCATTATGCTTAGCAGACTTATTAAATAAATCGACCAAGTAGTTAGGATAATCATTCTTTTTTCCGAACTCAATGTAACCTTCTCCTTCGCCTTTCTTCTCCCGATATTCAGGTTGTCTTGCCTCCGCAAAAGTTAAAACCATTAATTGATT